CCGCTTCGATTTCCCGCTCTTGTTCAAGTGCGACCCGCGCCTCGCGCGCGAGCCGGGCATCCTCCGAGCGACCCGAGATGACCGCTTGGGCTTCGAGTTGCCGCACGGCCAGGTCGGCGACAAGGCCCGCGTTGTACTCAACGATTGCCGCCTCAGCTTCCGCCGCTTGCTTGGCAATGTCCTCAAGGGCTTTCGCCAGTTCGCCGGTGACCACGGCGGCGAGCCGCGCGGCCTGCTCGCGAGTCAGCGACTTCTCGAATAACTGGCGCTCGACATCGGCCATCTCCGAGGCATAGCGGGCACGGGCCACGGCAGCGGGATCGCCCGTCAGCCCGGCCTCACGTTCGGCGATTGAAAGGTCGGTGCGGTGGGCATCCATCGCCTTCCGGGCAACCTCCATTTCCGCGCGCCGCGCCTCGGTCACCGCCTCAAGCGCCTGCACTTCCGCAAGCAGCGCCAGGAGGGATTCGTCCCGCTCATCGCCCATCTGTTTTTCGAGTTCGTAGTATTCGCGTTCTTGGGCGAGCCGGAAACTCAGCGCCTCCGCCCCCGCATCGTCGCCGGTGGCGCGCAGCCGCCGCACCTCCAAGTCCTCGGTCATCCGGCGCTTCTCAAGGGCGATTAGTGCGCGTATGGCCTCGGCACTGGCTTCGTACACATCACGAAGGTCGAGGAGTTTCAGGAGAAAGGCCGCGAGGTCTTCGTCCCCCACCCTCTGTGCCCGGGCCAAGTCCTTCAGTATCACAGCCCGCTCGCGTTCGAGAAGCGACATCCCACGTTCCGCGTCAGTTAGGAGGGTGATGTCATGTTGGCGGGCGGCGGCTTCGGCCAAAGCGGTGAACTGATCCTCAAGCTGTTTGAGGCCACTCCCTAGAGGGCCTTGTGGCTTGGCGATTGCCACGAAATCAGCAAAGCCGGATTTCCAGGCCATCTCAGCGAGGCGCAGGCGATCTGCTGCCTCTTTAGCCGCAGCGGACGAGCCGAGCATCCCGCTCACAAACCCCGCAATTGCCCCGGCGGCAGCCCCCAGCGGCCCCCCAGCGGCAAACCCGGCACCGGCTCCGCCTACCGCGCCCACGAATGGGTTCCGCGTCGCGGCCCCAACACCTAACCCGGCTCCAGCCCCTCCCAACGCTTGACCCAACTCTTTCCGACCCCACGGGGCTGTCATCGGTTTCAATATCCCCGCCGGNGTTTCNTTGAACGCGTCGATCCGCGCCATCTCCGCCGCGATAGCCGCCGCTGCTCGGCTGGCGTACTGTATCACGACCCCGAAGAAGGCGTCCCATCCCTTGAGCCCGTGCGTGAACACAGCGGAGAAGGCGTCTGCCCAAATATTGCGAAAAGTCTCAGCCCGCTCTTCGTTGAGCGACTTGAGCATATCGTCGTATTCCACGTCCGTCGCCCCCATCACCTGTCGCCCTCGCGCCACGGCCTCGATGTATTCGGGTGCGGTCATCCAGCGACCGAGGCCGACGTACATCGCATCCTTCTCGCCCTTCCATCCGCCGGGGAGGCCCCGGCTTCTGGCTAGTAAGTTCGCTTGCGCTGCAACACGCTCACGCTCCCACCTTTGCTCGGCGTGCGCGGTTTGACGCTCTCTCTCTGCCGCCATCCGCGCTTCGGCGTTAAGCTGACGTTCCAGTTCGCGCGCGCCCGCCGCCGCTGCATCACTTATTTCAAGCATCCACCCGAGCCGGTCCTTTTCCGCTTTGCCCAAATGGATTGCATCTCGCAGGGTACGCGCCCGCGTCGTTGCCGCAATGCGGGCTATTGCCTCCTCTTCCTTCGCTTCTGCTGCCCGAAGCGCGGCCTCCTCTTTGGCGAAGTCCAGCCCCTTCGAGCGGGCCTCGATAGCTCGTCTCTCGTAGCTAACCCGCGCCAGAAGGGCTTGATTGATCTGATCTTCGATAGCCCGCTGCCGCTGTCCCTGCTCGGTGATGCCCGCCAGCGCCTCGCGCAGCCGCTTGATGTTCAGAGCTTCAGCCTCTATCTGGCCCGGCTTGTCTCCGCGCATTTCCCGCATCAGGGCGGGCACTCGCGCCTCCGCCTCAAGTTTGCGAAGCAACGCTTCCGCCGTACCGCGTCCGCCCACTCCAGCCTGATAGGCTGCCACCGCTGTCCCCGCAAATTCCGCAACAGTCTTCTTGCGTTCTTCCGCTAGGGCTTTCTCCGCGTCGGTAATCGCAATGAGGATTTCTTGCTGCTTCTTCAAGCCAGCGTTCACCAGCATGGTAGAGAGGTTCAGTTTCACGATCCCAAACGTCGCCAAACGACCATGCCAATCCACCACGTCGGCGAGGTGTACCTTCAGGGCTTTCAGCGTTGCAGTAAATTGTTCCGCACCCGTCCGCTCGTAGTGCGACCAAATCCCGGCCCCAACCACTTGCCCTTTCGGCACTACCGGCGCGGAAGGTGGCCCTTGAAGCAGTTCAACGGATCGGCGCTCGGCTTCGAGGCGCTGGCGCAGCTTATGGGCATCATCGAACACGCCGCGCTCCGCTGCCCGCTGCTCCTTGTATTTCTTGATGAGGGCATCGGTGCTATCCGTCAGCTTGCGTTGCTCGGCGGTGATAGCACGGTAGACAATCGTAACGGCGGTTAATGCTGCACCCACGCCGAGCAAAACCCCAATCGAGCCCCGCATCCGGGCGAACAGGGACAACATTTGCGTGACTATCGGGTTCACTCCGGCGGCGTTCATCGCCATCGAACTGAACACCATCGTCAGCCGCCGCATCTGAGCAGTCGTCGCCCCTGCTGCCGCGCCGAGCGCGTCGGTAGCCCGCGCCCCGGCGGTGGCCCCGGCCACTAACCCGCTAGGGTCGAAGGTGAGCCCTACGGTGGCTAGATCGAAACCTTCCACGGCCTACTCCTCATCGGGGCCAACTTTCTCGCCTTCTTTACGACCTAGCTCGGTGCGGAAAGCAACATCCGCTCCGTCGAGCACCGCCACCTCCCACGGGTCCAGCACCGCGCCCGTCAGCGCGCAATAGTCGCGCATCGCGCCGTGCGTGATGGGATTGACTGCGAAGCCCGTGGACGTGCGCTTCCCGTTGAGGGCTTGCCAAACCGGAAGCAGGTGTTCACAAACCTCCGGCACTCCCGGCCCCTCAAACTGCTTCGTGAGGGCTTCCAGTTGGCCCGGGTCACGGGCGGTGCCGATAGCGTTGAGAAGATGCTGCCGCATCGTCATCTCGGTCCCGGGGACCGGCCTCGCCAGCCGGTAGGCATGACTCATGGCACGCCCGAAGCGGTCCCCGCACTCGGCAAAAAATTGGCCCGGTCCTGCATGAATTCCGCGATCTGATTGGCGAGCCAACGGAATCGCTGGTAGAGGGCCAGCGCGTTCTCACGCGTGCAGGGGAGTTCCGCGCCGTCCACGATGACATTGACCCACGCCACGGTGCAGGCCGCGTAGATTTCCAGTTGCGCCTGCTCCATCTCCTCCGACCGCACCCGACGAAACGCCCCGCGCCCGAGCCGCCGGTTGGTGAGTGTGTGTTGGGCAGCGCGGTAGCGGGGCGAATCCTCCCCGAGCAACGTGATTGTGACCGGCCCCTTCTCTGGAACGAGGAGCGGCTTATCGCTTACCGGATCGCGTACCTCCATGACCGCGCTGCCATCGTGCGAGGTGTCCAGCGCGGACAGATCGAAACCACCAGCCCCAAGTGACGACATCGGAACCTCCCATGTTGATGTTCTCCTCTATTGCGCGGGTTACGGCGTGCGCGTGATCTGGCACGAAGTAGTGCCCGCATCGTCCGCCTTCGACGCCCAATTGAACGTCTGGACGAACGGCGTGTTCTGGCTCCCCGCCCCGACCCCACCATCGGTGAGGTTCACTTTGCTGAACAGGAAGGCGTACTTCTTGGCCGACGCGCCCCCGACCGTGATCGCCAGCGCCCGCTCGGTGAAGGCGAGGTAGTCGGTCAGGTAGGTCGCATCCGGGAAGTAGCACGAGAACGTGCCCTGGGCGGTGAAGCTCCCGGGCGCGAGATCGGCAGGATTGATGTTCGACAGTTGCGGGAAGTCAATCACCGTGCGCGACAACTCCATCGTGAACGCCGTGGGGTTGAGGATGGCCGACCCCCCCCACGTCAGGGTTTGCAGCGCATCGAGCGGGTTCATCACCGGATTGCTGTTCGCGGCGGTCGTCGTGGTGAACACCGAAGTCCCGGCGACCACTCCCGGCTTCGAGACGTAGGACCAGCCGCCGGTGATCGCATCACCGATGCCCACGTTCATGCTCACGCCGCTGGCGAACGCGCCCGGGTAGGAGATGAGTTGCGTGATGTCGGTGTACTGCTCCTCGACCGTGATGCTCTTCCGAGTGCCCCCGACCTTGAGCACGTTGACCGTCCACGCGCCGCCGAACAGCGATTCGAGGATCGCGTCGAGTTCCTTGTCGGCGGTCGAATAGGACCACTCGAAGTTATAGGAGCCGCCGCCCTGGACCCGCGAGCGGAACACGTCGGCATTCTCGAACCGGGTGATCTCCCGGCTCATGCCCGATGTCGTGGCGCTCCGGCCCGGCCCGCCACCCGTGCTCCGGCAGTACGCACCATTCGCGGCGACCGGCGTGCCCCACACCGTTTCCTTCCCGACTGCCAGCTTGTAGCCCAACGAGGAAGCGAGAGCCATCTTGGTCCTCCCTTAGAAATCGAAAGTCAGGTACACCGTCAGCGGGAGCCGGAGGCCGTTAGGCGGCTCCGGCGCGGGCGACCCTACTGCCGTACTCAGTACATGGCCTCTAACCCGCGTGCCACTCACAGCAAACACCAGCGCGCGGAGAGCGGTGAGCAGCCGATCCGCGAGAGTGAACGCCGCGTCCGCCCCCTTGCCACTCGGGGCAATGAGGTCAATCTGGTAGAACCCCCGGGTCCGTTGCAACATCCCCGGGGCACCGAGTTCAGCCGGGAAGGGATCGTGACGGAACGCCATCTCTTCCAAGTAAGGTTCATCCACCGGCGCGGTGAACGGCACCCCGAGCCACGCCACCGGCGGCAGATCGGCAATGGCCGTGAGCTTCCCCCGGAGCGCCCGAAGGAAGCGAATCGAGGGATCGGTAACGGTCGCCATCAGGTGACTTGCACCGGGAACCCGGCGGCGCGGAACTCGCTGACGACATCCTCAACCAGCTTCTTGAAATTCGCCACCACGATCCGCACCACTCCGGCAGGAGCTTGCGCGGACCACGGGCCGTGTTGCCCCCGACCGTATTCGAGGTAATAGAAGTAGGGAGCCCAATTCGCGTAGTGAATCGGCAGCGCGAACGGGGCCGTGGCGACCACCGCCGCACCCCGCGCCATCGTAGCGGCACCCGAGGGGTCTTCATCTGAGCCCTCGTCCGTCGGCAGCGTGCCCACGCCGAGGTGCCAACTGCCGCGCGCGAATCCGGTCCTGACCGGGGTGCCGGTAGGGTTTCCGAATTCGTTCCCGACGACGAGGGCTTGAAGAATCCTGAGCCCCACCTGGGTCTGAATCGCGTGGAGGATCATGGTCTGCCGTTCCATCAGCAGGCCCATCAACTGTTGGGCCGTGGTCCCCGGCGCGAGCGGCACGTTCGGCTTCCGGCGAATCGTCATGGGTGCGCGACCTCGCCCTGGTAGAGTATCGCCGTGGCGCTATCGTCCGGGTTGAGCGGAGCAACACCCCCCACCGGCCACCATTGCTCTCCAAAGTACACCTCATCGCCGGGCCGTAGCTCCCATTCCTCAGTCGGCGGGAAGGCCGCGAAGATTTGCCGATTCCGGGTCCGCACCAGCACCCGCTGGTCGAAGCTCTCGGTCAGGCCCGGCGTTACCGGGAGGACCACGAGGTAAATGTCACCCTCCGCTGCCGCTGGCTCGGCTTCGGGGCCAAGCAACGGGTTGTACGGTGTGGCCCCGACCCGGCGCACTCGGGTCAGGAATCCCGCCTCCGCGATCATCTCGCGGGCGCTGA